GACTCGAAATGGGCAAAACAAGTGCCTAATCGTGCAGAAAGACTTTGTAGTAGAATGGAGAAGTTATCTTGGCTATTCAAGCAGTAAAACTAAAACCTGGAATTAATCGTGAAGGTACTAGATATACTACAGAAGGTGGGTATTACGACGGTGATAAAATACGATTTAGACAAGGCACACCAGAAAAAATAGGTGGTTGGGAGCTTATATCTGATACAACTTTTTTGGGTGTAGGTCGTTCTTTACATAACTGGGTTAGTTTGTCAGGTCAAAACTTTGTAGGGTTAGGCACTAACTTAAAATATTATATAGAGTTGGGTGGTAATTATAACGATGTTACACCTTTACGTGCTACTGTGTCATTAACCAACCCTTTCACTACTACATCTGGGTCTACTACTGTACTAGTCACAGACGCAAATGCTGGTTTTGATGACAATGATTTCGTAACATTTAGTAATGCCTCTGCTGTAGGTGGTGTAACTATAAGTGGTGAGTTTCAAATAGATATTGTATCTACTAATTCTTACAATATAACTGTATCTTCTGCTGCAAGCTCTTCTGCAACGGGCGGTGGTACTGTATCCGCTGCTTATCAGGTAAACACGGGCTCTGCGTTTGCTATACCTTTAACAGGTTGGGGTGCAGGTGCTTGGGGCGCAGGTCAATGGGGTATAGGAGAAGCATCCGTGAACGAGGTGCGTATATGGAGTCATTCTAACTTTGGTGAAGATTTAGTATTTGGACCTAATAGTGGTAGTATATATTACTGGGATGCTACAAACGGCGTTAGTACAAGAGCTGTTGAATTATCTACTTTATCTGGAGCATCAAATGTACCAATACTACAAAATATAATCTTAGTATCAGATATAAGCCGTTTTGTATTTTGTTTAGGTACAAATCCCATAGGCGGTAATACTATAGATCCTACTTTGGTAAGATGGTCTGACCAAGAGGATGCAGCAAACTGGACTCCATCTGCTACTAATCAGGCAGGTAGTTTAAGATTATCTCGTGGTACTAAAATTGTAGCTGCATCTCAAGCTCGTCAAGAAGTGCTTATATGGACAGACTCTTCTTTATACTCACTGCAGTATGTTGGTGCACCTGCTGTTTGGGCAGCGACACTAGTTGGTGAAAACATATCTATATCCTCTCAACTTTCTGTATCCTATGCAAATGGTGTTGCGTACTGGATGGGTAAAGATAAATTTTACATGTATGATGGTCGTACACAGCCATTAAAGTGTGATGTGCGAAAGTATATATTTAATGATTTTAACACAAAACAATATGCGCAAGTATTTTCAGGCACCAACGAGTCTTTTCACGAGATATGGTGGTTTTACTGTACAGAAAATTCTAACAACATAGATAGATACGTCATATATAACTACTTAGAGAAGATATGGTATTATGGCACTATAGCACGTACAGCATGGCTTGACTCTGGATTGCGTGACAAACCGTTAGCAGCCACATACAGTAATAACCTTGTAAACCACGAAACTGGTATCGACGATAATGTAAGTGGTACAGCAGCAGCTATAACAGCATACGTTGAATCTTCAGATTTTGACATAGGTGACGGTGATAGATTTTCATTAGTAAATCGTGTAGTGCCTGACGCATCGTTTGATGGCTCTACGGCAGATAGTCCCGTTGCAACTATGACTTTACATGCACTAGGTGGCTCTGGGTCTGGTCGTAACTCACCTGCTTCAGAAGGTGGATCTAGTAATGCTACCATAACACGCACAGCAACTTCTCCTGTTGAAGTATTTACTGATTTAATAAACATAAGAGTGCGAGGACGGCAGCTTGCCATGCGTTTTGAGTCATCTGCAGTAGGCGTTACATGGCAGTTAGGCACACCCAGACTGGATATTCGACCAGATGGGAGGCGTTAATGGCTGTAGATAATACAAGATATGGTGTAGGTTTCCGTGCTCCAGCACTACCGTTTCCTACTTCCGAGTATGACCAGCAAAATGCAGAACAACTTAATAATGTGCTACGTTTGTATTTTACTCAGGTGGATACAGCACTTAGAAACGCTGTTATATCAGACAGAGCCGAAGCAACAGGGTGGTTTTTAAGCTAATGCCTAACAAATATGTAAATGCAAAAAAAGATTTATCCAGCACCAGTGTAACAACACTATACACAGCACCTGCTCTGACTACTGGAATAGTTAAATCTATACTTGTATCCGAAGATTCTGGTAATGCAGATACAATAACTGTCACTATAACAGATGCAGAATCATCTCCTGCCACATTCAGCCTGTTTAAAACAAAATCTATAAGTGCAAATGGCACTACAGAGCTACTTACTGCACCTCTGGTTGTAGAGACTGGAGAGATACTTAAAGTGACGGCTGCTACAGCTAATAGACTGCATGTAGTGGCTAGCGTATTAGAGGTGTCATAATGCAAACTGTGGACAGTAACGAGAAATTATTAGACATGTCTAGCATAATGACTATGGCATCGGATCAGCTGGGGTTTATGTATAATGGCAGTTCTCTAAATATAGAAACAATATTGGCTACTTTAGCTAAAGAAACAAGTATGCCTGATACCGATGTTGTACAGATAGGGAATACTGTATTTATTGGTCATACTGGCAAAGGAGACAAGAAATCTAAAATGCACGGAAGACCTCTTAATGTAGACACAAGTAGAAACTTTATACGTAATATGTTAAAATATGGAGGTTACTTACAAGATAAAGACATAACGCATTATTCTACTTATTTTAAAGGTGAAACGTTAGTACCTGCCATAAAGATTATACAAAAACGTTTAATGAGTGTGGATACCAACATGTATTTAGGTCAACCTGAAGATGACGATGGATATCTTGTTTATGTAAAATTTGGTGATAATCCTTTGAGCGAGATGTTTTAATATGGCTCCTATACTCGACCCTATAAAAAAAATAATTAAAAAACCAATTAAATGGATTGGTGACGCAATATCAGATGTTGGCGATTGGATTGTTGATGAGATAATAGACCCTGTTGTAGAGACAGTTGAAGGCACTATAGATGCTTTATTAGATGATCCAGTAAAAACCATAGCAACGATCGCATTAGTAGCCACAGGAAATGCGTGGGCTTTACCTCTTTTAGAGGGTGCTGATGTTGCTGTAAATGGTGGTGATATTGGTGATATTTTAGAAGCTACTGCTAAAGCCTATGTAGCACAACAAGTGGGTGCAGCCGCAGGTGAATATGTAGGTAAAGCTGCTACGGCTAGTGCAGCAGCCAATGTTGGTACTTCAGCGGCACAGGCAAAAATAGTTGGATCTATCGTTGCTCAAGGCACATCTAGTGCCACAGCCGCTATAGTATATGGACAAGATCCTGTAGAAGCATTTCTTAAAGGTGGTGTGCAGGCTGGAGTATCTGCAAGTCTAGGTCAACTATCAAAAAATACAGACTATCAGAAACTACCACAAGCAGCTAAGAATGTAATAGAAACATCTATAACGGCTACACTATCAGGACAAGATGTAACTCCTGCAATGATAGCTGGTGCAGTGACTAAAGCATATGTAACTGCTGAAACAGTAGGATCATATTTAAATAAGACTGAATATGACGAATTTGGAGACGTATTACCTAAAGATTTTAACGATGCACAAATTGCAGCTATAACAAATGGTATATTAAATACAGCAAATGCAGCTTTTGTAGGTGGAGATGTACCGAAAGCTATAATGGACTCTGTAATGAAATATGGAGCTTCAGAACTTAGCAAAACTATTGATAAAAAAGTTAAAAATACAATAGATAAAGTAACAGGAAGCTATGAAGCTACTGCAGATAAAGCACAAGAAGTAGATGATGCACTAGATGATTACGAAGCAGCTGCTGTTAATTATAATTCCGTTGCTGATGAGATGAAGCCTAGATTTGATGAACGTGCTAGATTAAAAAGCACTGTTGATGATCTAAAGATTAAGTTACAAAATCAAGATCCTGGCTCAAATGTAGATCCAGCAAGTACTGCTAAATATCGAGCTATTTTAGATGATTATAATGCAGCTGTAAAAACTTATAATTCTTATGCTACACAGCTAGATAAAGATTATAACGACAAATTTAAACCTTTATTAGATAAATATAAAACTGAAGCTGATACAGCGTATAGTTCTCTTGATAAATTAACTAACGAGTATAACGTATTAAAAGAAGAGTTAATATCTAACGGAGATCAGTTAGATGACGTACTCAAACCTGTACAAAGTGCTACTGATAAAGCGTTTGTAACCGCTATGATAGGTGAAGATTTTAACGCAGAAGAATACGCAAAATTAAATGGTTTAGACGATGGCGGAGAAACAGGTGAAGAAGTTGATCCATATTATCACTGGCTTACAACAGGTAAAGATGAGGGTTTACCTACAAACGCAGAACAGTATGAACAACAATATACACAAAAAAGAAGCGATTTACTAAATGAAGCTTTAACTAAAGCAGGTTTAAATTTAAGTAATCTAACCACAGAACAACAAAAAACTATAATAGATAATTTTGATGTTAATTATGATGATTTACAGTCATTAAATTTAATAGACACGGATAATCTTGGGTTGAATATAAGTAAAAACTATTTAATAGATTCTATTAATGATTCTAATGCAACTCAAGAACAAAAAAATAAATCAATAAATGATGTTAATACTTTATTTAATGAAAATACATCAACGGAAGAAAAATTTAATCAAGTAAAGTCTGTTACCAATAATGTTAAAATAGATTCTGGTCAGGTAGTTGCAAAAGCTGAAGGTGTAACTGATGAAGATATAGCTAATAATAAGGCAAAAATACATGTTGACAAAGGTGGACTTGTAAACTGGGATGATATTAGTGGGTTAGAATTTCCAAAATGGAATTCTAAATATAACACAGTAACAAAACGAGTGCCTCACCCTACAGAGCCTGGAGCGTTTGCTACTGTAGATGCAGGA